AAAAAAGCAACGGAAGCAACAAAGATACCGACCACACTGTCTAATGTTAGTACAGGAAACGAGTCGGAAACGGATTTCGATAATCTAACGCCTGAGCAATGGAGCAATTTATCTGATGATGTTCGCAAAAAAGCCTTGATGGAGGTTTCTTCTGGATTTTAATTAGGAGAATAAAATGGCTACAGTTTCACATAAAGAAGGCCCTTTTGATTCATCTTCTGGTTACGGGAACACATCTCCTGGTAGCAGTTCTATGCCACCAGGTGTTAAAGCTGCTATGATTGATTGCTCTGTACAAAATATGGGCGCAGGCGATATTTTAGAAGCGATAAAAATACCTGCAGGTTCAATTATTGTTGAAGTTGGTGTTTCTATTCTCGTTGCAGAAGGTGGTACAGCAACTGCTGATGTCGGTTTTACTGGCGATGGTCCAGATGGATTCCTTGATGGAATCAATCTTAATTCCACAGCAGGTACTACATATAATAGCTTAAACGCAGCAACTGCTGCCGACACCTACTCAGGTGGAAGGTATCAAGCCGCTGAAGATACCATTGATGTAAAATTCGTCAATGCTATGGATGCAGGTAAGTATGTTGTCTGGTGTAAGTTCTTCAAAACTAATCTTAACTAATAGGAGTCTATAATGGCAGCAAATTGGGCAGCAGGCCTACAGGTTTCACGATGGGCAAAAGAACTCCAGAGTGAAGTTAGTAAAGGAGTTTACTTTAGTAAATTCATGGGTGAAGGACCAGGAAATGCTATTCATGTTAAGCAAATGGACGAAGGCAAAGGTAAAGATGTTACTTTTGGTCTTGTTTCTCAGCTTTCAGGAAGTGCAATCACTGGTGATTCATCATTAGAGGGTAACGAGCAATCGCTATCTACCTACTCAAATACAGTTAGTACCAATCAAAAAAGGTTAGCTGTAAGAGATACAGGTAAATTCGCAAACTCAAAAGTGCTTTATGATTTCAGAAGCACTGCCCTAGATCTTCTTAAAACGCAATATGCAGAACTTATCGATGCTGATATTTTCTCCGCACTATCTCCAACAAGTGGTACTCATGCGTATTATAGAGCAGATGCAGGTGGAGCAGGAGGATATACTTCTTCTGATCCAAAGGCATCTTTAGATAATGCTAGTGATCAAATCACTTTAGCTGATATTAGTGCATTGAAAACAATCGCTCATATTGGTGGATCTGCTAACTACAGAATGAGACCAGTGCGTGTCGACGGTGACGACTACTATGTATTGGTATTGCATCCTGAAGTTGCTTACGATCTATTTGAATTAGATGAGTTTCAGCAAATTCAGCGTGAAGCACAAGTTCGTGGTGATAGTAACCCATTGTTTAAAGGTGCTTTAGGTATCTACAATGGAGTTGTAATCCACGCTCACGAAGGTGTAAATACTTTCGATAATGGTGGGGGTGGTTCTATAAAAGGTGCTAGAAACCTTTTCATGGGCGCACAAGCAGCTTGTTTTGCAGAATCATCTGATATGTTCTGGGTTGAAAAGACCTTTGACTATGGAAACCAACTTGGTATTTCAGCATCAAAGATCTATGGTGTAGACATTAGTGACTACAACAGTAAAGACTACGGAGTAATTCAGTATGTTTCCGCAAGGACTGATCTGTAATCAATAACCTAGAGGGGGAGTAAATCTCCCCCTCTTTATTGGAAATATTATGACCTTATCAGAAATAACAACAGAAGTCAGAAATATAACAGGAGTAGATTCTACTACGGTTGTTTCTGATGCTATTATACATGACCTGATCAACGAAGCGCAATTTCAGCTTTGTGATGAGGCGAATCTTTTACAAGGGTATGCAACTCGTAATTCAGTTGCAGACACCAGTGAGTATCCATTAAAAGATAGTAATTCCGATGAAGTAACAGATTGGACAATCTATCAAACGAATCTTTCTGGAGGCAGTACATCTACAACATCATTAGAAACAATGACCAGGATATTTAGAGTAGACTATGATGGTAGTATTACACAACGAATTGGTATCAATGAGATTAGTGATATTGGAGATGATGCTTCTTTAAGTAATATTACGACTAGCTATGCGTACTATATGCACGATGATAAATTAGGTATTTTCCCTACTCCTACTGAAGTGAAGGAAATAAAAGTTTATTATTATAGATTGCCTCATTTAATGTTTAGTGATGCTACTTGTGATATTACTAATAGCAATGCAGATGTAACAATGGACAGCACATCTTTGGTTAGAGAAGGTATGAATGTATCGGGAGCAGAAATTGGTTCTCCAGATAAAATTGTAGAAACAGTTGCTAATACAACAACTTTCAGAATGTCTGCCAATGCAACCACAACTACTGGTGGAAGTGTTAGTGATACTACATTGATATTTGGTAAGCCAGAGATAGATGAACGCTATCAAAGAATTTTAATATACTATCCATGTTGGAGAGTATCAGAGAGGTTGAGAGACCTGAATTTAATTTCTTATTTTAAAAACGAATGGTTAGAGCAAAAACAAAGAGTAATTATGGAACGACAATCCAGAGATGGTAGTCCGATTCTAACTGTTCCTTACAACGACTTTTAATGGCAAGAAAAAGCATAAGAGACTTTTCAGGTGGTTTAGTCACCTATCAGTCAGAATTGGACCTTGCAGACAATCAGTTCCAATCCTTTGATAATATTGTAAATACAAAGCGTGGTAGTGTTGTAAAAGCAGGGGAATACGAGGCAAAATCAGCAGTTTTAACTGGTGCGCAGGACACAACAACAGAATTTCTTCGTTACCGAACAGAAAAAGATGGTAGCAATAATGATACTAGCACTCAGTGGTGGGTTATTGCAAATAATGAAATTGTATCTCGTGCAGATGTTGCTAGTGGTACAGGAGGCTCTTGGACAACAGTCAATACTTATTCAGGCTTAGGTAGTGAGTGCATTACACATGGAGACTTTTCTTCAAGTAGTAATTGGAGTTTTGGCACTGGTTGGTCTTTTCAGTCGGCAGGTGGAGGTGGGTTGCCCATTGCTCATGGCCAGTATGCAGCAGGTTCTGGTGCAGGTGCTATGACTCAATCATCTGCAGCAATGGCAATCGCTTTAGAAAAAAATCAAGTATATAAATTACAATTTACAATTTCTGCAGTAAGTGGTTTAGGTAAAACAGCAATTACGATTAAAAATCAAGCCTTAACAGAGACTTATGTTGGATTTGATAGTTATGACGCATCAACGCATACTGTTTATTTTTCTCCACAAACTGGCGGCGGTGGAATTGGTTTTTATGCAGCAAGTAGTACAGGTGGTAGTACAGAATCCTTTGCAATATACGATATTACCGTTAAAGAATGTGCAAAACATGATCTTTTAATTCATAATCAAATACTTAGAATTAGCGATGGTTCATTTAACAGTAGTAATGATTCTAAGTGGTATGGGCATATTAAAAGAGATACATTTGGTCAGGGACTCAGTTTATCTCATTATCGTTGGAGAACACCCCCAATGTCTGCTGCAATCAATAATTGGTATTTAAAAGATACAGAACTTACTCCTCCTGTTGTAGTTCCCATGAAGTATGCCTTTGATCAAAATAACGATATTGATGCAGTAAATGAGGTAGGTATCTTTGTATATTATCCAGATGAAACGACATTAAATAGTGATGTGGTAGATACTAAACTTATTCCTGATGCTGCAAATGGTACTTTTTCAGATAAAGATAAATATACAGTAACTTTTATTTATGATTATGTTCAAGAAAGTGAATTAGGTAGAGATGTAAATGGTGACATCGGAGTGTTTCCTCAAAATGCTCCAGATACTAATGGTGCTAGATGTCCAGGAATACAATTAGTTCCTTTTACAGGAACTTCACTTGGAAGTTGGAACGAAAGAATTACAGGTATTAATTTATATTGGCAACCTGAAGATGATGTAGATTGGTACTTAGTTACTACTTATGATATTCAAGATGGTTTTTCCGATGATCCTAGAGCAAAAGATTCTGCTACAGCAGATGTTATACGAAAAGGAATTAGTATTACTTCCAACTCTGGATTTTGGATTCCTTGCTTAGAGCCTTATGGTGCTACAGCGAATGATACTCAACAGTTAAGTTCTACTCATAGTGATTATTCGGCCACTACATTAATTGGTGCTTCAAATTGGAGTTCAGGAGCATCAAACGCAGCAGTTGATAAAGCTATTGTTGTGATGCACGATATAGCAGATGTAACTAGCATGGCTAATTTTGCTGAAGGATTAGCCAGAACAATAACATATATTGCGAATATAAAATCTTTGTCTACTATCGTTTTAACGACAGGTACATCCGCATCTGCTGTAAATTGGGGTAATTGGGTAGGTCAGACTTATACCGATTTAGCAAGTGATTATCATTGGTCTCACATTAGTGGATTTGTATGTTCTGTATCTACAGATAAAGTAGCAACTTGGTATTTACCAAATGATGGATTAAAGCTCGCAACTTATAATTCACTTACAGGTAGAGCTGCAGAAACAAGATTAAAACCAATTAAGTGGAATACAGCAACAGTAGTAGGAAATAAAGCATTTTATGGGAATATAGATTTTAAAGATGAAAATAATCAAACACTTCGTGAGAAGAATCGCATTGTATTTACTGATAACTTTAAGCTCGATGAGGCAGTGGTGGGAACCAAGTTTGTTGATGTTGGTAAGAATGATGGGGATGAAATAACAGCACTTCATTCTGCTCAAGGCAGATTATATGTATTTAAAGCAAGAAACATTTATATTTACAGAATACAAAGCGCACAATCCGTAAACTTTATTTTAGAAAGACATATAGCAGGAGTTGGTTGTTTACATAAACACGCTGTTGTAGACACTCCTTATGGTATTTGTTTTGCAGATCATCGACAAGTAAGTCTCATTAGGGGTACAGAATTATCTGAATTGTCTTTATTAATAAGAGATACTTATCAAGGATTAAGTCTTGAAGTTAATAGAGGTGCATTAGCATTAGGGTATCATCCCTTAATTAATAATTTGGTAGTAAACTACAGTTATGATGCTGTAACAATGTATGCTTATAATTTTGATACTCAGTCTTGGTCTAAGTTTACAAGTTTTAACAATAATGGTAAGTTCCAAAGTCATTTTGCAATATCAGACGATCAGGAATTACAATCATTTAATACTCGCACTAATATAGTTGAAAGTTTGTTTAGAAGTAATTCTAATGATAATTCTTCAGTATTACTCTTAAAAACTAAAAGATATGATTTTGGTTTACCCGAAAAGTTTAAAAGATTTACGAAACTTCATGTAACTTATCAATCCAGTAGTGGCACTTCTGCTGCTTTTAAAATATATATTGATGGTGATGCTACAGAGGTGATGACAGAATCAATGGATACTCATACTGTGGTAAAAACATATTCAGCGGTCATTAATCAGTTAGGGAAAACGATTGAAGTAGAAGTATATGGACCAACAAGCAATATTAGGATTGATGGTATTGACATTGATTATGATATAGAAGGGAGTAATCCATAATGGAAGAAACCATTCAAACACTTACCGATGGTAAGCAAGATAAAATATTTAACCTTAAACAAGGTTTTTTTAGTCCCAGAGAAGGGAAAGATAATGATATGGGAATATGCACAAAAGAAGGTAAGTTTTACTTAGCAGTAAAGTTTAATGACGAGTGGCATTTCTCTGAAATTAAAAAAGCAAAGGATTTGTAAAATGGATAGAGAACAATTAGAACAACAAATATTAGCAATTCAAAGAGATCCGACATTACCTCAAAGTTTTAAAGAAAGAATTGAGCGTGAGTTAAGAGCTAGATTTGCCTTGCAGGAGCAATCAGGTGCAACTCGTGATTCAGAGACAGGTTTATTTCGTGGTTTAGATGGTCAATTATATGAGACAATAGAAGAAGTTGAAGCAAGTAATGAAGAACTTCGTAGAAGGCAAGCACTTCAAGAAACAGAAGCTACTACAGAAGAGCAACTTGGTGAACTTGAAAGTCTGATTGAAAGGTCTGGTGCAGCACAAAGGCGCATGGCTGAAAGAGTGGGTGCAAGGCAAACAGGGCAACTTATGAGTCAATTAGAAAGGGCAATACTGGGATCGGGTGGAGAGGCTCAAACACTAGCAGCTCTGACTCCTGGTATTCAAGAAACAGCAGAAAGAAGTTTATTAGATAGGCTGACAGGTATAGAAGCGCAAACTGCACAGCAACTACAAAGAGTACCTCAGTTAGCGATTGGTCAAGCTACCACGATGGCAGGTCTACAGCAAACACAACAGCAGATAGCAGATCAAATGGCAAGGGCAAGAATGACAGAAGAAACTAGAAGAGCGCAGATACAAGCAGGTTTTGATTCTCAACCAGAATGGTGGGAAGGTGTTTTAGGTGCTGTAGGTACTGGTTTAGGTACTGCGGTAGGTGGTCCAATAGGTGGAGCGATTGGTGGTGCATTGACTAACGCATTAACACCAAGTCAAGATTAGGAGTAAATAATGGCTTTTAAATTTAAAACAAAGAAAAGACCAACAGCAGCCCAAGCCTTTGCAGGTGGATTTGCTCAAGGTGTAGCAACAGGTATTAACCAAGCAGCACAACTTAGTTTGCAGGATAGGCTTAGAAAACAAGAAGAAGAGAAGAATCGCCTTAAAAGAGAGTTGGATTTGTTCAATGGTATGATAAGTAATGTAGAACAAACACAAAAAAATAGAGAAGCTATTCTTCGTGGTAAAAGGATGATTATTGGAACAGATGGTAAAACAAAAGCAAGTTCAGCATTTGCAGCTATATCTCCTGAGTTTACTTTTACACCTAGTAAAGAAGAAGAAGCTAGGGTTACTAGGCAGATTGAATCAGAAGAGAAAAGAGCTATGCAAAAAGCAGGTATGGTTGGGAGACAGCCTACCGAGTTAGAAGAAAAACAAAGAGTAAAAGAAAGCGAAATTAAATTAGGCTTGAAACCTATTTTTAAAGTAGAAGAGCAAGAAGGTGATTTTTTAAATACTTATAATCAATTTGCAGATGGTTCAAGAAAATTAATAGATTCAAAAGAAAAACCAGTTAAAATAAAAGAAGAAAAACCTGAAAGAAAAGAAGAAAAAAGAGAGGGTGACGATCAAGTATTCTACAATGTTTTTAAAGATGGAACTAAACAAGAATATAGAAGAGTGTATGATAAATATAAAGAAGAAGATTCTTTGATGGGCATTCCTGAATCAGTAGATAAACCTGATAGTGTTGAGCAAACTACTACTATTATTGATCGCATACCTCCATCAGCCACATCTCTTACTGATGTTTTAACTAAAGGTGTGCCTATAAATCCAGGTGATGTAATTTTAGATCAAACTTTGGGTTCGTTAGAATTTATAGGTGGTGACTCTAGTGATCTTAACAACTATAAGCCTGCAAATGTTCCTAAATAATAATGGCTGATAATCAAACAATCTTTTTACAGAGGATTCGTGAAACAAGACCAGACTTAGCGAACCAAAGTGATGAGGCACTTACTAATATATTTAGTCAAATAAGACCTGATATATTTAAACCTCAAGAAGAAAAGCCAAAGGTCACTATTATTATGAATGATGATGACCAAGATAAATTAAACTCTTTAGGAATGAGTATTCCTAAAAAACAATATCAACCTCAGTATTCTTTAACTGCTATAAAAGACCCTGAAGTTAAAGATATGAATGAAGGGTTTTTTCAAGGCTTGCAAGATGCTTTTTCTCAAACTCAAGAGAGAATACAATTCTTTAAAGAAAATCCAGAAAGAGCAGGTCAAATTAAAGGTCAAGCAACTGCATATCAGTTTGAGCCTTTATTACAGTATTTAGACCCTAAAGAAGATGAGCCTATTCAAAGCAGAGTTGGTAAAGAGCTTTTATTATTAACAGCAATGCAACCTGTTATGTTTATGACTATGTTTGAAGATCCAAAAGGAGGAATCGTTCAAACTGCTGATTTTCTTTCTGATGTTTCTTCAAATTGGTTAAAGTTAGTAGACCCTGATAAAAGAGATGAGGCTTGGTCTGAAATAAAAAGATCTCCATTAGTTCATTTATCATTATTTAGTGGAATTAGAAAAGCTCAAAAAGCAAGTCGTATATCACCCCAAAAGAGAAAAGAATTACAAAAAGAAATAGAAGTTGATATAGATAATTTTAAAAAGACCGCAGAACAGATTTTTGTAGAGAATAAAGAGTTCTTTAAAGAAATACAAGATATGTCTCGCAGTCAAGTAAAGGCTTTAGACTTTAATAAAGAGATTGCAAGAAGTAAAAAAGTCAAGTTACTCCCAGAGCGTAAACCTTCTGAAAAAATATTAAAAATCGATTCAGAACTTGCAAACTTAAAAGAAACAAAAAAACAACAAGAAAAAAGATTGCAAGACCCAAATCTTACTGAAATACAAAGGACTCAAACAGAAAGGTCTTTAGGTCGTGTTAATGAACTTATAGAAGAGAATAGGGTACAAGGTCAGCAATTAGGTTATACAGTAAATACAGATATACTTCCAGATAAGAATATTACTACAGATAAAGGAACGAAGAGAACTGTTGATGTTAATGAATACTTTAACAAAAGAATGGAAGGCAGGGGGTATAATCCTGCTGAGATTGATAGGCTATATAATCAAGTAGTGAACAATGTTATATTGTTGCCAGAGTCCAAAGGCGCACATATTCCTGTACAAGACTTTTATGAAAAATCATTTAAAGATATGTCTGGATTTAATGCAAAAACATGGCAGGATACAAAAAGCAAACTTGTTACAGGAGTTGTGGATGTTGCAGGTAATATTAAAAAACAACTAAGAGAATCTGGTAAATTTGGTGAAAAAGCAGCCATGTTGCACGACTTAGCATTAGGGACTAATAATAAAGCATCAATGATCTATGAAGATGCTGCAAAAAGAATTTTTGATGGTTTAAGTAGGCACGAAAGAAAACTACTTGATACCATGATTGAAAGTAGAAGAAATATTACAATAAAAGAATATAAGAAAGATTACAAAGTGCCTGGAGGATATGAAGGTCACATTGCCTACTTAAAAGAAATTAAAAAATCAGACCCAAGATTATATGATAAATTAAATAAAAGAGCAGATCAATTCTTCTTAGAAGAAAAAATGAACTTAAAAGAATTGTTTGATAATGGATTAATACCAGAAAAAACCTACGAGAAATTAAAAGATAAGGACTATACCAGAAAAGAGTTTATTAATAAAATCGATCCAGAAATATCTTATATACGAAATGGTCGTAAGATTAATGTTCCTAGCAGTGGTTTAAAGCGTTTAGAGGAAGGGTCTTTAAATACAGTTAATCTTGATCAATCTGTAAAGCTATTTAGAAATATTGCTATGATTCAATCTCGCATATCAAAGAATAAAGCTAATATTGCTTTTAGAGATATGATAAGAGAAAATCCAAACAATATATTAGGCTTAGAATTAAAAGCAGGAGAGAAAGTACCTAAAGGCTATTCTCCTGTATCTTACTTTGAAAAAGGTCAGAAAAAAGAATTTTATGTTAAGTCTGAATTTGCAAATGAGTGGGTAACGGCAGACCCTTTACTTTCATCTAATTTATCTAATATGATTAACATATTTAGTGGTAATAGAGCATTAAAGTTTATGGCAACTGGTGCTAACCCAGAATTTGCATTAGTAAATCTGCCTAGAGATATTGGTTATGTATATCTAACAACAAGTGAATATTCACCACATCTTCCAAAGTTTGGCGCACAAATGGCTTTAGATTTAGCTAGTGTTGCTTCAGATGCTTTTAGAAAAAAAGGTAGATATAGAGATTATATTATGGAAGGTGGGGGAATGGAGTTCTTAACTCATCAAGGTGGATTTGGTAAAGCATATAAACCTACAGGAAGAATAAGTAATGCTTTTGAAGCATTGCAGACAGCAGCAAGATATTTAGGTGAAACAAGTGAAACATGGACAAGATTAGCATTAAGAGAAAGGGCATTGAAAAATGGTAAATCCCCGTTACAAGCTACTTATGAAGCAAGAAATTATTTAGACTTTGCTCAAGGAGGTTCTTTCGTAAAAGTAGCAGACAGCGCAATACCATATCTAAATGCTTCAGTACAGGCTACCAGAGGTTTGCTCAGATCGCCAAAACAAGACCCTAAAGGTTTTGCAATTAAAAGTGCATGGATTTCTAGTCTTGCATCTAATTTATGGTTTGCAAATCATATTATTAATTCAACAGCATATAATGAGATTGATGAGCGAATAAGAAATGATAATTGGATTATTACAACTCCTTTGTCTTATACAGACGATAGAGGTAATAAAAGATATATGTACTTTAAATTACCTAAAGATACAGGACAGAAGTTAGTTGCTTCTGCTACCGATGCTATGCTTGAAAAATCATATCAAGGAAAAGATGCTTCTGATCAAGTATTTGAAGCTGTTAAAGATTTAGCATCTGTAGTTCCTTTAAGTGACCCCTTACCTCCAACATTGGATGCGTTTATAATGAGTGCAGCTAATTGGGATTTATTTAAAGGTGAGCCTATATTTGATGATAGAGGTAGACCTGTAGAGCCAGAAGCAGAGTATGTTCCAAATAGAGAATCTCAAGCATTTGTTGATTTTGGAGAGTTTTTAGGAAAAACTGATGTAGATGATAAAATACCTGATATGTTTAAAAGTCCTGCAAGACTACAATATATGACCAGACAGTTTACTACTCATAGAAATATTTGGACAGACCTTGTAGGTGGTGGATATAAAGCTCTTACTAATCAGCAAGATGAAAAAGTCTCTGAAGAACTTACTTTACAGATGATAAAAGATGTACCTGGAATAAGAAGGTTTGTTTCTTTTACAAATCCATATAAACAAGACAAAGAACTTGAAAGAACTATTATAAGAAAAAATACAGTAGATAAAAAGAGAAGAGAGTTTGGTAATCAACTATTTAAGAAGTATCAAGCAGGAGAAATGACAAAGACGGATGTAGTCAAAGCTATTAGAGATTCTGAGTTTGAAGATAAAAAGAAGATGGGTGACAGGTTTAAATTTTCATTTAAAATTAAAGATGTTAGAAATCCTGGTATGTTTTATGATGGATTAGAACTTCCACCAGTTGAGAGAGCAGACTTATTTTTCGAGAAATATAAAAATGCAGAACCTGAAGAAAGAAAGATATTGATGAAAGAGATGAAATCAATTACTGGTTTTGCATCAAAAGACTTTAGAAAGAGATTTAATTACCTAACAAGACAATACTTAGAAGAACAAAAATAACATAACCCTACCCTCCCCCTTGTACCATAACAAGTATCATTACTAAATTCCTTACAATTATGGTTCGTTCACGGTATTGCCAGTACCTTAGAACCTTCCACAAACCAAAGGAGAAATCATGGCAAACACAAATACTTATAGAGACTTTTCAGTTCAAAGAAGTGCTTCCCCTGCAGTAACTGCAACAGAGAGAGCTGCTGATACAAACGCTTTTGATATTACCAGAGCAATACATTGTAATGAAGATGCAACATACGAAGTTACATTCCAGGGTGATTCTAGCTCGGTAACAATGGATCTAAAAGAGGGAATCACTTATCCTTTTGCGATCATAAACATTACTAATTCTTCCAGTGCTGCGTTAAGCGCAGGCCAGATAACACTACTGTACTAGATCATGCGTTTAGGCATGGGACTCGGTTTAGGGAACCTGTTATCAGGTGGTCCTATTACTGGTTTTCCCAATGACTTCTCATTCAATTTCGATGGTTCTAATGATTATCTTTCATTGGACTTATTTGATATTGATTTATCTGAGGATTGGAGTATATCTCTATGGATGAATCCAGATACAACAAGCGGAACTCAATACATATTCACAAATACTAAGAATAGTACCAATAGGCTAGGTATACAAATATCTAATGGTACTTTAATATTTGGTACATACAATGGTTCTAGTTATACAGGTAAATCTGGTTCTATATCTGCAAGTACATGGACTCATGTATTAGCTACTATTACAAATAATACATTAGCACTATATATTAATGGAGTTGCTCAAAGTGGAACAAATACCCCAAGTTTATCAAGTACATCAGCAACTAGAATAGGTATAAAATCTGATAGTTCATCTAGTCCTTACAATGGAAAATTAGATGAGTTTGCAATTTGGTCTGTTTTGCTTAGTTCTGATGATGCTACTAAGATTGCTTCTAAGCCTATAGACTTCTCCAAAGCATCAACTTACGCTACAGATAGAACTGCCAACCTTAAACTATGGCTACGCTGTGGAGACGCATCCGAACCAGAATCCACAACCTCAATCGCAAGACAGGATTTCTATACTGATTTCGACGGTACGGATGACCTTGTGCTGATTGATGATGCAGGGGATATAATTGGTCTGGGTAGTAATTCATATTCGATATCTGCTTGGGTAAAAGTTGCTGATGCTACCAATAATCAAACCTATACTTATTTTAGTGCAGGTTCTGGGGATAGTTCACAACCAAGATTCAAGCTACAAGTTACTACACTAAATGGAACAAATAGTTTAAAAGCAGTTTATGAAAAAAGTGATAGTAGCCATCTTACTATAACTTGTAATACAACAATAGATACAGAATGGCATCATCTTGTATTTGTAGAAGAATCAAGTACAAGTAGAAAATTTTACCAAGATGGAGAATTAGTACCTGCTACATCTACTGTTTATTCAACAGGTTCAAGTTTTACTCCAGATACAACTTATGTCGATTATGTTATTGGTGCAAATAGGACTACAAGTGCTAATCAATTTTTAGATGGAGGTGTAAGTTCCGTATCACTTCATAAAACACCTCTTGATGCTAAGACTATCTCACAAATGGCATCTAATGGTCGTTTTACACCTCAAAGGAACAATCGCTTTTCTGTGGTGGATTTTGATGGTACGGATGATTATATAGATTGTGGTTCATTTAGTAGTTCAATTTTTTCAGATAGTTATGATGATGGATTAACTTTAGAATCTTGGTTTAAAACAGATAGTGTTAGTGCTTATCAAGGAATAGTCGAAATTGGTTTAGTGTCTGGTAGTCATGGTACAGTACAATTAATGATTAATCCAGATGTTGATAAACCACAACTTCGAGTAAATGGTGCAACTGCTTCTGTTTTATCGAGTACAACTATTGTAACAAATCAATGGTATCATGTATCTGGAGTTTTTGATGGTGCTAATAATGAATTAAAACTTTATTTAAATGGTGTTTTATCAGCAACCACATCTTATTCAAGTGCTTTAGATTTTTCAACTTATGGTAGGCAAATAGATATTGGTCGAATGAGAAACGACCTTGAGTTTAGTGGTGCTATATCTTCAGTTTCTATTTACAATATAGCTAGAAGTGAAAGTACAATATATTCTACATACCAGAAAGGTATTACTCATAATCCAAGTGCTGATACAGGATTAGTGGGGCTATGGCTGATGGGAGATGACACATCTGCATCATATCCTACCATAGCAGATTCAAGTTCTAACTCAAACGATGGTACGATTGAAAATAGTTCGTCTAATAATGTAGTACAGCAAATGGTTGCAGGATATGATTTAGGTGCATTTGAGAGTACGGGAGA